TAAGAATAACGTACTAAAAACTGCACACCCTTTTGACTATCTTGTTTTGACTTACCGTCTTGTGTACTTTTTGCGTTTGGCTTTGCTGTTCCAGTACTTACAAAATTCCATATCTTAGATAATGTTGTTTCGTCTGGCTCGGTGTTTAAGTCTGTTATAACTTCGTCTAGTTCGTCGTTTAGTTCATAATCAACTTCGCTTTCATCTACTAAATCATATTCAGCTAGTAGTTCTTCTTCACTCTCTCCTAAGTCGATTAATTCATCAGCAATATCACTTCCCAATTCATCAGGTAATTCTTGACTAAGTTTTACCCCTGTTTCTTCTTCTCTTGTTTCAGCGTCCTCAACGTTTTCTAAATCTGTAAATTCTAACGGTTGAAGCGTTTTAAAGTACAGTTTAAGGCTCATTTGATTGTAAGCTAGTATGCCATCAAAGGCATCTATTAAAAGCATCTGAAATGGTCTTATAACGGTATTATCCATTAATGTAGATGCAGTCTTTAATTCGTCTGCATTATTACCTAGTCCGCTATTATCTTTAATTCCTAAAAGCATAGGACTAACAACCCTATGGGCAACCATAACTTTTTTAGAACTTTCATCACTTAAAAATTGATATTGTTGATGTGCTTCACTTAATTGTATTGGTTCAATAGTTGCTGCACTTTCTGGATTGTCATTAAATGCTAAAATAAACTTACCAGCATTACTTGAACCGCTAAACTTTTGGTATATACGGTTTTCTAGTGCTTGACGTTCTTCTGCGTTTGGCGTTCCGTTATTGAAGTTGATGAGCATTGACGGTGCTAAACCATTCAGTATATTGTTTAAATGATAGTTGCTTATTTCTTGCTCTAGTTCTGCGTATTGTAAACCACCAGCATAATCTGGGCTTGAATAATACTTATAACCAGCTCTGTAAGGCTTTACATATATAATTTCTATATTTTCAGAACTACAACCAAAAGCTGGAATTCTTGTAGTGTGTCCTACGTTCTTAACCTTAGACCAATCATCAGCATAATAATACGCTTCTATTTTACCATTTTCATTACATTTTTCAGCTCTTAAATTTTCAACTGGTATATGCTCAACTTGTGCAACTGTTTTGCGGTCTTTACTGTAAATAACTTGCATAGCACATTGACCCATTAATTTAAGGTCATAGCATAATTTACGAACCATATCTTTATGAAACAAAGATATCATTTTAGCGTACTGCTCTGGCTTTTTATTTGAATTTAAAGCATCTAGTCCACGCCCGTAAATCATCTCACTAATTCCGTTTATAATAGCGTTATTTGTTGGGCTACCGTTGTAACGGTCAATTAAATACTTGAAGTAATTATTATCAGCACCATAAGACACCCACTCTTTGTTTGATTTCTCAACAATTTCTGGAGTTGTGTAAGTACTTAAATTTACTATTCTTAAATCGTTCATATTTATATTATTATAAATTCGTTATCCGAACTTTCTTCACTTATATATTGGTTTTTATTAACGCTGTAATATTCATCATTACTTTGGTTAATAGCTTGGTCTGTGCAAAAAATCTTATCTTTATAAATTATATTGTTTAAATAACTAACCTCTAAAATATAAAAATCGCTTTCACTTAAAGTGCCGAAAACAGCATCAAACGAAATATAATTACCGTCAATTACAGAAGTGGCATTAACCGTAATACTTTTATTTGTGCTTTCACTAGTCAATTTTAAGTTCAAAGTACCTACCGTAAATTCTCTAGGAATTATTTTAAAGGTTTTATTTCCGCTTGTGTTAATTAACTTCATATTAATATATAAATAAAAAACAAATATTTTGTATTGTGTAGGTATAAAAAAAGGGCTATCCGTTAAGATAACCCCATTTTACAAGTAAAAGTATTAATTATGCAGTCGGGTCAATTTGAACCGCTGAAGCATCGTCAGTAATTACAGTTGATGTTACAAAGTAAGGCGGTGCAGTTTCTTGTGCGTTCACCGTTAATGTATATCCTGTTAAATCTCCCATTGCAGCTCCTGTAACGATAGTCCCACCGTTTACATCGCCACCATTTTCAAGCCCTACTAAAAAGAAATTTCCGTTGTAATCCTCTACCGCCAAATGTGGACGTGCGTGAGCGATTAATTTAAGTTCTTCCTGTGTAGCTTTGTCTTGAAATGTCAAAGTCATATTAAGTGTAGTATCATAGAAAGTCGTTCCGTTTTCTCGGCTTGAAGTGATAGCAGTTTCCATTGAACTGTTACCTTTTACATCAAACTGAAACCACGTTGGAGTTCCTGAAACTCCTGTAATCTCTCCAGCTACGATTGTCGCATCCCCTAAAGTTCCGTAATCCGCAAAGTAGATAGTTTTAATTCCACCTACTGCTGATTTACAAGGTACTTTACGACCGCTAGTTATTAAGCATCCCATATTTTTATAGTTTTTTTAATAAAAAAGGGTAGGCAATTTTACCCACCCTTTTAAATTTGATTAGTTAATTATTATACAGTTTTTCTGTAAACGATGTCAGTAACTTGCGCGTACTGAACTCCAGCAGTAAATCTCATTACTACACGTACATTTTGAGAACCGTCATTCTCTGCCATATCAATCACTCGTACTTCATTTAAGTCATTTAATAGACCAGTTCCAAAGAATAAGTTTGATTTTTCAGCAGCGATAATAGTTCCGTTAGCAGCACCTCTTGCTGGCACAACAGGAATTCCGTCAAAGAATAAAGAACCTAAAGATTGATTGTTTCCTTTGTTTTCGTAACCGTTAGCACCCTCGCCACCAGATTGGAAACCACCTAAAGCTCTTGTGTAAGCTCTAATTACGTCAGAAGCTGCATAGATATATAAATCTTCTGAACCATAAACAGCAGTAGGAATTGCATCTGCCACAGCTCCTAGTTCAGTAATAACGTTAGCGGCTGTAATAGCAGCACCTGTTAAATCTTGTCCAGCTGGTAAATCTCCGTCAGCATCTAATAAAGTTCCAAAACCGTCAAACTGTCCACTAGTTGCAGTTGAACCAGACCAGATATTTTTTTCTGTTCTGTCAGCTACTTTTGCAGCAACGTGAGCTAATACGAAATCAGCAAAGTTTGGTGCTAAGTTGTCAAAAGCAGAATATCCCATTTGCTCGGCTTCCCACGAAGAATGCAATGTCTTTTTACAAATGTCAAGATTTACTTGAAATTCTTCTGGTTGTAGGATAGCTTCTGTTAAAGTTAGCGTTCCAGCATCTGTTTGAAAGTCGCAAGATGCATCTTTTACGATGTCATCTGTTGATGCTTTCTGAATAACAGATTTGAATTTTACATTTGGCATTACGGTAATTAAACCTTTATCCAAAGTGTCAGCAGATAGTAAAGCAGCAGCGATATACTTGCCACTAAATTCTCCTGCATAAGTTGTTGTTAATGATACACTCATTTTATTTAGTTTTTAGTTGTTATTAATTATTTAGTCTTGACATTACTCGGTCAATAGTAGTGCTTTTTCTGTTTTTAGAAACACTAAATTTCGAGATAGTTTTATGTACTTCTGGATTTGATACAATAGGCTCGGCACTTGGCTCATTTAATTCGGCTTGTACTTCAACAGGAATTTCGTTAAGCTCGACTTTTTCGTGTTTAGCTAATTCTTCTGTTAAAAGGTTGCCTAAGTCATCAGCACTTAAATCCTCTTTTGGTTCTAGCATTGCTTTGATTTCTTCAATCATATCTTTAACCTCTGCTAGTTCTTCTTTAGTAGCATAACCCATTTCTTCTTTTTCTTCTTCTTTTGCTTCAACCTCTTCAACCTCTTCTTCGGTTTCTTCTTCGGCTTCTGCATCTTTGATTTCAGAAATAAGACCCTCTTCAGCAACTACTAATATTTTACCGTCTTCTAATGCGTACTCGCCAATAGGCAAAGCAACTTTCTCATCTTCTGTAACGATAAAAACTTCGTTTCCACTTTCAAACGCATCAGCCTCAATGACTGTACCGTTATCTAGTTTAGCCTGTTCTAGCTTAACTTCTTCGTTTAAGTTTAGAACGTCTTTGATTTTTTCTATCACGTTGTTTGATTTCATACTTATATATAATTTAGATTAATTTAATTTGTATTTTCGTTATGCTTTTTTCTGAATTATGAACCATTCGACGCCGTCACTCCAGATAGCTATACCCTCATAGTCTTTGTTTATTCTATAAGGATTTGAACTGCCGTCTAAGTTTTGGCCTGATGCTGGTGTAATATCAAAATGGTCTGACGATGAAAAACTACTGTCAGATATAAACCTTATTTTTCTGTTTGCGTGTGCTACTGCATCTGGTAATGTATAAACAGCCGTTCCATTGCCGCCTGTCCAAGAAATTTTAAACATAAAAGTATCGTCATAAATAGACTGGTTTAAATCTACATCAACACCAGCTTCTGCGGTTATGTCAGTAGATACAAAATAGTTTTTAAATTTAGATACGGTTGTTTGTTTAGTATCTCCGTTTTGAACGGTTGCAATTAATTCACTGCCTTGTAATTCTGTTGCTGTTGGTAATGCACTTATTTTTGCGTTTGCCATTATCTCTCTATTTTATAATTATTTTCTTGTAGTAAAAAATCTCCGTTTTCTAAAAGTATAAAGTTTTCGTTTTTAGACATTTCTCCAATACCTTGTGCTATTATATCACCATTACAGCATTCAATGGAATAAGCATCTCTATCCCTACATAAGCAACCCCTACGACCGTTTCTAGGACTTGTTTTGCTTGGCGTAAAATACTTAGACCACTTAATCATTTTCTAGCTGTTTAAGTTTACTTTCTGCCCACGTTTTAGCCGATTTGCCACCCCATAATAAAAAAGAGATAGTTCCACAAGCTTCTGTATCTTCTGGCTTGTAATACGCTTCAGCTCTTGACAAATAAGAGTACATTCTTTTTATCGTTTCTTTGCTTATTGGTTTACCTTGTGCTAATTGTTGTGCACGAACCTTGCCTACTTGTGTAGCACATTTATTATTAACTTCTTCGTTTAGTTTTAAACCTCTTTTAGCGTTGTTACTTACTGAACTAGGATAGTCTGAATAGCTTTCTAAAACCATTTTCTTACCACCCTTAACACGCTTATCATTTTTAATAATAGCTTTTATTTCGCCTAGTAAGTATTCAGCTTCTTCTTCTTCTATTTGTGCTAGTTCGTCTTTTATTGTTTGGTCGTTTGGACGTTCCATTTTATCAGCAAAATAACCCTCGATACTAAATCCTTTTACTTTGCCTGTCTTTACAAACTCGTTCCATATTTGGTCGTTGTTTACTTTTACGCTACCAACCCACGAACCCAAAGGTAAATCCATTCCGTACTTAACGCTTTTATCGTGTACCTTATCTTCTACAATCCAACTTTCAACTAAACTTAAACCCTCTAATTCGTGTTGGTGTTCAAGTGTTGAGTTGTTCTGTTTGCTATTCATTAAATACATTTGAGAGGCTTTTAAGACAGTATCTTTTGAAAAATATATATAGTACTCATCTTCTCCGTTACGTCTATAAATTGGCTTATTTGGTATCAATAAAGCACCCATTAATATTCTACGCTCTCCGTCTATTTCAGCAAGTTTAAACTCTTGGCTTTTTAAAGCGACAAAATCTTCTTCAATAGCTGGGTTTTCAACTACGCTTATAGCTTCAATTCCTAGCTCGCTTTCTTCGTCTAATATTAATTCGACTATTCTCATAATAATATATAATTAAATTTATTTATTTTTGTTTTTTATATTGTCGCTCCCTCAACTATATTGTTTTCTAAACTTTGTGCTGTTGTTACATCGTTTGAAACTACATACGCTT